ATATTATTATTATTATTATTTATATTTGATGTTGTTTTATCTAATATATATTGACCACAAGGCCCACAATGGTCTTCATTAGATAAATCTATTTTGTTATTTATTTTTTTGTCACAATATTCTATATTCCATCTACCTAATACTTTTTTGTTATCAAATATTTTATATTTTTTTATAATTTGGTTTATTATTTTTTTAATAAAAAACATTATAAATGTATAATATTCACAATGTTTAAATACAATTTATATATGATATAGGAGAGTAAACGTTTAAAATATAAAATAAATTATTTATATGTATTGTTAATAATAATATAATATATATTATTATTATGTGTAAAATTATTAAAAAAAATATGAACATTATGTTAATGATAATGTAGAAGTATGTTTAAATGATTGTGAAAACGTGATTTATAATATTAATATAGTTTATTATATTAATTGTACTTTAAATAAAAATTGGTTTGGTTTACTTGGTTATTTAATCAAATTAATTTAATTAAAAATATGAATGCAACTATATATATAATTTCGACAATCCAAAAATCTGATGAAGATTTATTTAGGAAAACAATATTAGAAGATTTTCCAAATGTTATTATTGAATGTTATTATGAAAATGAACATGAATATAGAGGTATTAAAAAAATATGGGAATTAGGACAAATATATAATAACAGAAATGATATTTTATTATACTTTCATTCAAAAGGTGTTACACGTCATAATAGTTATGAAAGTAATGAAAATTACAAATATAATATTATTTTAAAGGATATTGAATTAATTAAAGAAATATTTACAATATTTCCAAAAATAGATAAAATAGGGTATTCTTGTGGTGGTATTGGTTGGATATGGTATAATTTTTGGTATGTTCGTGGTTCATATATTAATAAAGTTGAACACCCGATTAAAACAGACCGTCGTCATTATTATGAAGATTATATATCAAGAAAAGTTAATAGTCATAATGATATATATTGTTTAAATGAAAGACCATTTTCATATTATGAAAATACAATAAATAATTGTTATAATATTTATACAGATAAAAAACATATTAAAAATATTGGTAGTTATTTTTGCCCAAATGATAACAATTATTATGATATAAATGTATAATTAATGCCGAATTAATAATTTATAATTCATTCATAATTCGGTATTAAAATATATTTTCCGAAATCTTTCCATATATTTGTCTTTTAATGCGTTTTTTTTGAGATATTTGCCATCGATTTTGTCTTCCAACATATGAATAATAAAAAATAGACTATATACTCCACATTCTGTATCACCAAATTGATGTTCTTTCGGATGATTTTGGTCAAAAGTAAAATCTATTGGTGGTTGTAAATGTTTGCCTTGTTCAATAATATTATCAGACAATTTCATTATTTGTTTTGGTACTTTACTTCCTGCGCTATCAAAAAAATATATTATTCCTTTCTTTATATTTATAAAAAGAGATACCCAATGGCTGCCAAACTTATAATGAGGATCTAAATTGAATATAATACCTATTTTTGTTATTCCTCGCTTCATCTCTTCTTTTATGCTAAAATTACATAGCTCATTCCAAACACAGTGTCCACTAACTTTTCTAGTATCATAATCTATTGGCGATGGTCCCATAAAATTAAAACATTTATATGCGTCTTCATATTGTTTCATAACATTCATAATATCGACACTACTTAACCATTCATTTGGATTTTTCTTCCATTCGTTTGGTGATTCTGGAGCATATTCTTCTTTAATTAGATGACCCATTTGGGATTTTGCAAACTCCTGTTTTAACCAACAAGAATCTTTATTACATACATGACTCATATATTTATTCAATGATTTCCATATTTCTTCTGGATTATTCGTATGAATTGGCGCATCTGGATGTCGTTGATTCCACATCTTTTTCAGTTTTTTTAAAATATCATCTGACAAACAAGTATATTTTTTTTTGTGTTTTTTTAACGCAGAAGGACTACAATTGAGTTTTATTAATTTGTCGTATTTTGTTTGATAACTATCATGTTTTGATTTAATTATATTATTATCTTTTTTTGATACTGAACCACCTAACAATATTATACGGCGAGTACTATTACCATGACGATTACGACTCGACAATTGTCGTTTGCGAGTCATTCTTTTCTTCATATTTATTAGTGATATTTTTATTTTTATGATAAGAAATACCTTTCATTTTCAATTTGGGGTCATCTAATTGTATATCTCTTTGAAGAGGAAATTGTTTTGCAGTTGATATTATATCGGTTTGAGCTTCTTCTTTTTTATTCACTTTAATAAAATTATCTAATAATGTCGGTGTAATTGTTTGTTTCATGAATAATGATTTTGTTTGAATCATATCAATGTCCATTATTATTGTATTTTCATTCATATTTGTATCATCTTCATTATCATCTTCATATATTTTTCTCGATTTTTCGAGAGATTGTAAACCAATATAATCTTCTTGAATAATATCTGTTTTATCTATTGTCTTGAAATATTCAATAACTGTTTCCAAATAATTATCAAATGAGCTGACCAAATAATCGGGATAATATCTTTCTTCATCCATTGATGAACGATTCATAAAGTATCTTGTCATATCATTTATTCGTTTTTGATAAAATAATCTGTCTTTGTCGATATTTTGAATAAAACTGGCATTTTTTATTGTCTGATATTTTTTATAATCCTTTTTATTCATTAAATATTCCAATGTGATTTCTGATATTTTGCTTAATTTTAATTTTGAATAATTAACTTCATTTGATTCATTAATGATAATATCATTTTCATCTTTATTTTCATCTTTTTCGACAAAAGTATTTGTTGTTATATTCATATAATACATTATGATTTGAATTATATGAATCTATACTTATACTTATACTTTATATTCAAACACAATTATTCTGTTTTGTTGTTGTATTAATTTCTCGATTCTGATGCCGAGTACTATTATTAAACTTCAAATGTCCCATATTATTCGGATTCGGATTAAAACTAGAAAATGTCTCTTTTTTGAATAAATTATTAAATGGCTGTTCTACATATTTTGATGGCGTATTATATTGATAAAGGTCACTTGTACTATCTGGAACATAAACTGCTTTACTACATTTTTGATGAGCAAATATCTGATTTCTTAGTTGAGATTCGACATTAACATTATTTACAAATCCAGACCAAGGTGATTGTGTATTTCCAGGATTAAAAACATTTCTCGTATTATATGTTGGTTGCTGTTCTAACTTCACTCTAGTTGCTACACGCGGGTCAACAATCGGTAAAACAGAATACTTTGTCATTACTGGACGAACATTTATATAAGGTTGCAACATTTGCGATGGTATGTTTCTATCATATATTCGATTATTCGTTTCTTGATGTATTTGTGAATTACATATATATTTATGATTATTTGCAATATTTTGCGAATCAATAAAAGACATAATAATATTATACGATATTATTATATCTGATAATTATCTGATAATTATCTGGATAAATTATTATAAAAAAATATTTAATATGATAAATTACGTCTACTACTGTTTTTCCCAACAATAATTGTACTACGATTTTTCTTTGTTTGATTATTCATATTCTTAACATGACGGTTATATGTAATTACTCGTTCTTCATATTCAATCATTTTTTGATATACACATATGAATATTTGTGCAAATGCTATTTTATCTCTACATTTTGATTTTTGTATATAAAACATATTATAATCAGACCAATCTACTATTACATTTTTACCTATAATTTTACTAAGTTTATTACTATTAAAATTACTTTCGTCATTTTGAATATTATATTTTGTTTTATTTTCGACAGGAACCAAATACAATGACCTTGAATTACTCATATAAGTATCACAATTATAATTATATTTTGTAAACATTGAAGAACTACTCTTATTTACTTCATGTAAACAAGGTACAACACTTATAGTTATTGGTTTTGGTTGTTGAAGTTTCGGATATAATTCTTTTATAACATATCCTATTGTTTGTTGTGCTCTAAACAAATTAGATGCGCAGAAATATATTGGTTGTGTAACTTGACGTAAATATTTTTTTAAAAATATACCACTATTTTGTGCTTGAGTTTCTCCTTGTGGTGTCAATATTGCATCCGTATATTTGTCTTTAAACTGGTTTTTAGATTTTTCTCTTTCACCTATGCGAGTATTATGGATTCCTTGTGCATGTCGTTCTAATAAGACAATTGTTGTATTACCAGGACGATTCAATCCTAATTTTCTATAAGTAGTTTCATTTACTTTTATTGTAATCGGTTCAAATATTACGCATCCTTCTCGAATCTTATCAATATTATTTGTATAATATTGTCGTTTTAATCTAGGTGCGTCTTTATCGTTTTCTTCAGTTGTACCAATATGCAGTTCACCATTATATACCAACGAAATATTAATTACATTTGGAGCAAATATAAATTGTAATATTGCACAATTCTGGAGACGTATTTTGCTTTTCTCTACTTTATGACCTAATAAATATAATAGACGACCCAACATACATTGCATTCTCGTATTATGTGAGACTGCTAAAATATATACATTATTATTTGATGGATTAATATATAAGTTTGAAAATATATCATTATCATCTATATTTTCATAAGAATGTATATCTTTTTCTAAATCTACATTATTGCCATTAGTTATATCCATATTTAAACTATTACTTCGACTCTTACTTTGACTTTGACTTTGACTTTGACTTTGACTTTTACGACTTCTATTCTGACTTATAATCGGACTCGGAGTTTTATCACGTTTAAGTGTCTTTTTTTTACCAAACGGCCACCATCCCATAATAATATATATTCATATTATATTACTATTATTCTCACAATATACACAAAATGTATATATACTGATATGTATATATATATATCTACATATTATGATTACTTACTTAAAACGAGTTAAATATTATTTATGTATATAATATAAATTATGTGCGGCATTTTTTCTATTTTAAATAATGATAATTTGTTTTCATCTAAAGAAGTTTATGATTCTTTCAAAAAAACTTCAAATCGTGGACCAGAAAACTCGCAATTAGAACGCGTTAATATATTATGTGATTTCGGATTCCATCGTCTCGCAATAAACGGTCTAAACACTAAATCAAATCAGCCAATTGTATTTGAAGATATTACGCTTATATGTAATGGCGAAATATATAATTATAAAGAATTATATAAAGAACTGTCAGTTGAACCGACTACAGATTCGGATTGTGAAATAATTATCCATCTATTTTTGCGTTATGGAATAGAATATACTCTACAAAAATTAGATGGCGTATTTGCTTTTATGTTGTGTGATTCACGACTCACAAATGAAGAATCTCAATTATATATTGCAAGAGACCCATATGGCGTTCGCCCACTTTATCATATGCGTTCACGTTCAACAACACTAAATATTACCGCATTTGCATCAGAAATCAAATCTCTTATACAACTATATAATTTCTTAAATGGAACACATGATATTATCCATTTTGAACCAGGAACATATAGCCTATTTTCACTTCCGTTTATAGTTTCACCAAAATGGAGCGCCGTTATTGAAAATCGTAGTTACCATTCAACCGGATTTGTATCCCATATAATATCATCTACATACGAAGAACATGATATTTACAGTAATATTCGAAACCTTCTTTGCTCCGCAGTACAAAAACGTGTTCTGAATACAGAACGACCTATCGCTTGCCTTTTATCCGGTGGTCTTGACAGCAGTTTAATTACAGCTCTAGTAAATTATTATCGTTCACAAAATACGCCATTAGAAACATACAGTATCGGATTAGAAGGCTCGGAAGATTTACGTAATGCCAAAATCGTTGCCGATTATTTGGGAACAAAACACACTGAAGTCATTCTATCTGAATCTGATTTTACAAATGCTATTCCAGAAGTGATTTATTCTATCGAGAGTTATGATACGACAACTGTTCGCGCATCAATCGGTAACTACTTATTGGCGAAATATATTGCTGCAAATAGTGACGCAAAAGTTATCTTCAATGGAGATGGTTCAGATGAAGTATGTGGTGGATATCTATATATGGGTTGTGCTCCAAATGCTTACGATTTCGACTGCGAATGTAGAAGATTACTTGCGGATATACATAAATATGATGTTCTTCGTTCAGATAAATCTATTTCGAGTAATGGTTTGGAACCTAGAACACCATTCTTAGACCGTTCATTTGTCCAATATTACTTGAGTATTCATCCACAAAAACGATTCCATACTAAGAATAATGTATGCGAGAAGTTTTTATTGAGAAAGGCATTTCAAGATGGTTTCGACAAACCATTATTACCTAGTGAAATACTATGGAGGAAAAAAGAAGCTTTTAGTGATGGTGTAAGCAAAACAGAGCGTTCTCTTTTTACTATTATTCAAGAATATGTCGAAATACAAATGGTTGACCCTTATAAATGGGTAAAATATATATCTTATCCCATTACAAATGAACAAAAATATTATCGCAGTTTATATGATAATTATTATCCTCATACAAAAAAAGTAGTTCCTTATTATTGGATGCCTAAATGGGTCGATGCAACAGATGCAAGTGCAAGAACATTGACCATATATAATCAGACACAGACAACTACTCATTTACATTCTTAAAAAATATTGACACAATATAATTTTTTAGTTAAACAAAATAAAATAAAATATACAATATATAATTATAATGATTAATACAAATACAAATAAGATTATAAATAAACAAAAAATTGATATTGATTTAAATAATATAACTTTAACTAAACCACAAATTATACCAAATATGCACGTGAAACAAACAAAAGGTTTAAAACGTAATACAATTGATAAATATTATACTAAAGAACACGTTGTTGATTTATGTTTAAGTTACATTAAAAAATATATACAAATCAATACAGATGACTTCATTATTGAACCTAGCGCAGGTAATGGTTCTTTTATTACAGGAATCAAATCTTTAACAAGCAATTATAATTTTTATGATTTAGAACCGGATCATCCCGAAATAATAAAACAAGATTATCTACTATATAATTTCAATATTGATTCCCATTTCCAAATGAATAAAATACACATAATAGGTAATCCACCATTCGGTCGTCAATCATCTTTGGCAATTAAGTTTATTAAAAAATCGTGTCATTTTTGTGATACCATTTCATTCATATTACCTAAAAGTTTCAAAAAAGATAGTTTAAAAAAAACATTTCCGTTAAGTTTTCATATTATATTTGAAATAGATTTACCTGATAATTCATTTATAGTAGATGGCATAGAACATAATGTTCCTTGTATATTTCAGATATGGGAGAAAAAAACAACTGAACGTATAGTAAACGACAAATTACTTCCTATCCATTTTATATTTGTTAAAAAAACAGACAATCCAGATATCTCATTTCGCCGTGTTGGCGTTAATGCTGGCAAAATTGACGACAATATTGATGAAAAAAGTATTCAATCTCACTATTTTATTAAGTTTACAAATGGCAATTCTATTACCGATAATATAAATAAATTATCTACTATCAATTATGATTTTAACAATACAGTTGGTCCTAAATCCATATCAAAACAAGAATTGATATTTAAGTTTAATCCTTTATTAGATGATTAATCAAAATATAATGTCAAAATATGATGCAATTATATTTTGTAAATTATTTAAATAACATAATGTGTCATTTTCAAAACCTATTTCAAATAATTTGTATGTTTTATTTTTTTTACTCTTAAATTGGATTTCATTACAAACCACACACAATAACTTACTTTTACTGGTATTATGTATATTATTTTCTAAATATTTATATCCTCTGTTTATTTGGTGTCCTCCTCCCCATAAATCTAATTGATTCATACCTATAATGATTTTATCAGTGATTTTATCGCGAATATACCAATCAGGTATTTCTCTCGTAAAATGTCCTTCACTTTTTTTTTCAAAAAACACTTCATAACGTTCAGGAACTAATTCTAATTTTGTAATAAATTGTTTTACTATATTATTAAACTTATTTCCTCTTATAACACCTTTTGTTCCTGATGGTATTAGTTCTAATATATATTCTTGTATTATTTTTTGTTTTGTATTTTCGTCTACTATATTTTTTTCTAATACATCTTCCAGCTTTTTTATTTCATTTTTAACAGAATTACAATCTATATATTCAGACATTAAATTTGTATCCTCTAATTCTTCCAAAGTTTTATAACATATTTCTTGTTGTATTCTTGCATTAATATCTTCCAACGATAAATTATCTTCAATCACGAGTTTTATTTTCTGCGTTGTTGTCATTTTTTTTATAATAATCTAATACTTATTTTTAAATATTTTAAATCAAAATTTATTATATTTACACCCTTGAAGATTTAAAACCGCACCTTTCTATGTAAATTGAAAGGAAACTTCAAGGTTTGCCTATTTCAAGGCATGTAAATTTTGATTTTGGGAATTCTTCTAAAATCCCTGATAAGTTGTTGCTTCTTGATAAATAATTTGGTCTTTCTTTATTATTTATCGCATTATAAGCAATCTTATAAATATTTGTAGCACCATTCACATCTCTATTCCAATAACCGCATCCGTTCTTACAACAAATCAGTCCATGGACGAGAATGTTTCCTGTTTTGTATGGTCTTGGATTTTCCATTACCATATTCTTCTCACAAATACCTATTTCACATTTGGAACATCTACAACTGGTTCTAAATTCATCAACCAAATAAGTTTGAAATCCTGCTTTTCTAAATAAAGTTCTCATTCCTTTTCCTTTGGTTGCCTCCTTGTATTTTATTTGTTGTTTCTGTTCGTAATCTCCAAAACAAACTACTACTTCTTTTTCATTACCAAAAATTCGTTTGAAATTATTTAACATTTTCTGTTCGCTTCTCTTTGTGTTTCTATAACTTTGTAAGCGTAATTTTCTAAAAATGTATTTTTCATAAAAGGTAAATAACATAAAGTTTATTTCTTTTTCATATCAATTGCTAATTCATTCATAGTAAGTTGTTCGTTTTGTTTCAACAATTCCAACGCAGTTTTAACTTGTGGTTTAGTAATTTTGTAAGAAATAGGTTTTCTATTTCTTCTTGTTAGATTTTTAGAAGTATTATA